CTTAAAATAAGATATTATGACACAACATTAAAATTCCTTGAAGAGATAATTAAAAATATATCTAATAGAACCTTTCAAATTAAAAATGCCATTGAGTTTATGAAATTCCAAGCAGGATATAACTAACTAAATATTTGATATATGATTTAAATGTATGGCACATTTGACTATATCAAAGAAAAATGAAGTCTACCTGAGAGTGGAATCAGAACCTCATGTTTATTATGAGTTGGCTGATCAATTTACCTTTGAAGTTCCAGGTGCTAAATTTTCACCAGCATATCGTAAGAAGTTCTGGGATGGAAAAATACGTCTATTCAACACCCAAACAGGAGAAGTATATGTTGGGTTACTGGATAAGATAATACAATTTTGTAATGATCATGAATATACTTACGAGTTTGTAGATAGTAAGTATTATGGTTTACCTTTTGAAGTCAATAAAATGATTTCAAAGATGGGTGTTAAGGATTATATGACAGCAATCTCTACTCATAAACCTAGAGATTATCAAATAGAGGGAGTATATGATGCTTTAAGACATAATCGTAAGTTATTAATATCCCCAACTGCTTCAGGAAAATCGCTAATGATATATGCGATTGTCCGATATTATGTTGAAAAAAAGAAAAGTACTCTGATAGTTGTTCCTACAACTTCCTTAGTAGAGCAGATGTATAAAGATTTTGCAGATTATGGATGGGATGTTGGATCATATTGCCACAAGATATATGCTGGTAAGGAAAGGGAGACAGACTCTCAGGTAATCATAACAACTTGGCAGTCGATATATAAACTCCCACGTAAATATTTTGAACGGTTCAGTGTAGTAGTTGGTGACGAAGCTCATCAATTTAAATCAAAATCCCTTATATCTATAATGACGAAATTAGCAGATGCTAAGTATCGTTATGGATTTACTGGAACATTAGATGGATCTCAGACACATAAGTGGGTATTAGAAGGATTATTTGGTCCTTCTTATAAAATCATTAAGACAGATGAACTTATGAAGAAGGGTCATCTTGCTACATTAGATATTAATGTGCTTCTATTGAAACACCCACCGAATAAATTTGAAACGTTTGAGGATGAGGTTCAGTATATTATTACTCATGATCGTAGAAATAATTTTATTAAAAATCTTGCTCTTGATCTTAAAGGTAATAGTTTAATTCTATTTGCTAGAGTTGAAAAGCATGGTCAACCACTATACGATCTAATAAATAATAGTAAGGTCGATAATCGTCATGTTTTCTTTGTTCACGGTGGTGTACCTACCGAAGATAGAGAAAAAATTCGAGAGATTACTGAGAATGAAGATAATGCAATCATTGTTGCCTCTTACGGCACTTTCTCTACTGGTATTAATATTAAGCGGTTGCACAATGTTATTTTCGCCAGCCCCTCAAAGTCCAGAATTAGAAACCTCCAATCCATTGGTAGGGTCCTTAGAAAAGGTGATAGAAAAGTAAGGGCAACTTTATATGATATTGCTGATGATATCAGTTACAAATCAAGAAAGAATTACACACTAAACCATTTAATTGAAAGAATCAAAGTTTATAATGAAGAGAATTTCAATTATGATATTGTAAACATACCACTTAAAACCTAATGGGAGAAGAGTTCCACGCATTAATAAAATTAATTTCAGGAGAAGAAATTCTTTCAGCTGTTTCTGTCGATGATAATGATGGAGATCCTATCATTATTCTTCAATCGCCCGTTATAATGAAGATGATGGATACTAATAACGGTTCTTTTGTTAAGGTAAAACCTTGGATGGAATTATCTGATGACAAGATGTTTATTCTTAGGAATGATAAGATTATAACTATGACAGAAACAAGTGATCCTAAAATTATAGCAATATATAAAAGATTTCTATTAGAAGAAGAAGGAGGAGGAGAGACTATAAAGTTCAATAATTCACAAGGAAAAGTAGAAGTTTCTTCTGAAATGGGTTATGTTTCTAATGTAGAAGAAGCTAGAGAATTATTTGAGAAACTGTTTAATGGTACTAATAAAGAAAGCTAATTATTTCCCATCAACCCTTACAAAGGTATTCTACTGATATATTAATAACTTGTCAAGTCCCAGAAATGTGGTATAATACTTATATGTTATAAGACGGAAGCAAAATGTTATGCCAAAAAAGAAATCTGAACATTATGTAAACAATAGAGAATTGCTTGAAGCACTTATTGTGTATAGAGAAAAAGTTGCTCATGCAAAGGAAAATGATTTAACGAAACCAAGAATCACAAACTACCTTGGTGAATGTTTTTTAAAGATTGCTACTCATCTATCATACAAACCTAATTTTGTAAATTATATGTTTAGGGATGATATGATATCTGATGGTATTGAAAATTGTGTGCAGTATATACACAACTTCGATCCAGAGAAGTCTAGAAATCCATTCGCATATTTTACACAAATAATACATTATGCTTTTCTTCGTAGAATACAAAAAGAGAAGAAGCAGTTAGATATTAAAACAAAAATCATTGAAAGAACTGGATTTGAAGAAGTTATGAATGTTGATGATAATTCATTATCAGGTAGTAGCTCTGATTATAATAGTATTAAGGATAATATTGTCCAGAAGTCAAATAGATAAATGCGTGTTGCTATAATAACTGATACTCATTATGGTGCTAGGAAGGGTTCTAAGCACTTACATGATTATTTTGAACTGTTCTATAAGAATGTCTTCTTTCCGTCTTTAGAGGAGCATAAGATAGACACAGTAGTTCATATGGGTGATATATTTGATAGTCGTAAGTCTATTGATCTACAAAGTTTAGAATGGTCTAAGAGGGTAGTATTCAATCCTTTAAAAAAGTATAAGGTATATGCTATTACGGGCAATCATGATTGCTATTATAAGAATACTAATTATGTAAATTCTCCTGAATTATTATTAAAGGATTATTCTAATATAACACTTTATTCGAAAGTAGATGAGATTAAACTTGGTAGATTAAAGATTTTAATGCTTCCTTGGATTAATACTGAGAATTATGATGAGTCTTGTGAGATGATCAAGAAATCTAAAGCAAAGATTGCTATGGGTCATCTTGAACTTAATGGTTTTAGGGCAACTCGTGGACACATGATGGAAACGGGTATGGATGTTAATATCTTCAATAAATTTGAAAAGGTATTTTCAGGACATTTTCATACTAGATCTGAGGATGGGAAAATATTTTATTTGGGTAATCCATATGAGATGTTTTGGAATGATGTGAATGATCCAAGAGGATTTCATATCTTTGATACGGAAACCCTCACCCATACTCCAATTAATAATCCATATAAATTATTCTATAACATATATTATGAAGATACCAATTACAAGTTGTTTAATGCTACAGAGTATGAAAACAAAATTGTTAAGGTGATTGTTCGTAAGAAATCTAAAATAAAAGATTTTGAAAAATTTATTGATAAACTCTACTCTGTTGGTGTTCAAGATTTAAAAATAATTGAAAACTTTGATATTCAAGAAAATGAAGATTTTGAGATAGATGAGGAAGAGAATACTCTTTCGATCTTAAATCGATATATTGATGAATCTGAATTTGACTATGATAAAACTATTATTAAGGGTATCTTCCAAGATCTTTATAAGCAAGCTTGCGAAGTGGAGTAATGTTCCTTCTTACATTAAAAACTAGAAAGGAAGATGGTGCTTATGCCGTGCAGGATCAGTATGGGGATAAGGTTCTTTTTTTGTTTGAGGAAGAGGATGATGCTGAGAGATATGCTTTAATGTTAGCGGATGACCCACACTATGAAAGACCAATGGTAGTTGTTGAAGTTGATGATGAGCTTGCATTAATGACATGTAAGAGGTATAATTACAAATACACTATCATTACCCCTGATGATCTCGTGATTCCTCCAAAGCATGATAACGTTCCAGAAAATTAAATGGAAAAATTTTCTTTCCACAGGGAATCAGTGGAGTGAGATAGATTTTCAAAAACATAATACCAATTTAATAGTTGGAACAAATGGTGCTGGTAAGTCTACTATGCTGGATGCACTGACTTTTGTGCTATTCAATAAACCATTTCGTAAAATTAATAAACCACAATTAATCAATACTACTAATGAGAGAGACTGTTTAGTAGAGATTCAGTTTAGTGTTAATAGTAGGGATTATCTTGTTAGACGTGGGATAAGACCAAATATATTTGATATTGAAGTTAATGGTAATCCTTTACATAAGGAGTCTGATGATCGTATTAATCAAAAGATATTAGAAGAAAGTATTCTGAAAGTAAATTATAAGTCGTTTACTCAAATTGTGATCTTGGGTAGTAGTACTTTTGTTCCTTTTATGCAATTGACAGGTGCGAATCGTCGAGATGTTATTGAAGATCTTTTAGATATTCGTATCTTTTCTGCAATGAATTCTCTTATAAAGGATAAGATGCGTATTCAAAGAGAGCAGATAAAATCTTTGGAACTACGTAAAGAGAATATAAATGATAAGATCTTAATGCAGAGACAGTTTATTGAAGAACTAGAGGAACAGGGTAAGACTAATATCCAAGAAAAACATGATAAAATTAAAGTATTAACTGTTGAAGTTAATACTCAGATGGAACTAAATGAGATTAATGAATCAAATATATCTGATCTTATTGGTGAGCAAGAAGATGTAACAGGAGCAGCAGAAAAGTTAGTGAAACTTAATACTATGAAGGGTAAAATTACTCAAAAAGTAGCAACTGTTGCCAAAGAACATAAGTTTTTTGAGGAAAATGTAGTCTGCCCAACATGTACACAATCTCTTAAGGAAGAGTTTCGCTTAAATAGGATTGATGACGTTCAAAATAAAGCAAGGGAACTCAAGAAGGGTTATCAAGATCTGGAAGAGACCATTAAATCTGAACAAGATCGAGAACGTCAATTTAACAAACTATCAAAGGAGATTACTAAACTCAATAATGGCATTTCTCAAAACAATACGCGAATTTCTGGATGTCAACGACAGATCAGGGATTTGGAATCGGAAGTTCAGAGACTTACCGACCAACTTGCAGACAGAAATACTGAGCATGACAAGTTAGTAGAGTTTAAAGTAAATCTTAAAGAGACAAAAGAAGATATTTCAATAAGAAGAGAAGATGTTATTCATCATGATTTTGCATATTCTTTATTAAAGGATGATGGTGTAAAAACTAAAATCATTAAGAAGTATCTTCCGTTTATTAATCAGCAGGTCAATAGATACCTACAGCTGATGGATTTTTATATTAATTTTACATTAGATGAGGAGTTTAATGAAACTGTTAAGTCTCCAATTCATGAAGATTTTTCATATTCATCATTTAGTGAAGGTGAAAAGATGAGGATTGATTTAGCATTACTTTTTACATGGAGAGAAGTTGCTAGGGTAAAGAATTCTGTTAATACTAATCTGTTGATTATGGATGAGGTGTTTGATAGTTCTCTTGATGGATTTGGAACAGAAGAATTTTTAAAGATTATTCGCTATATAATAAAGGGTGCTAACATTTTTGTTATATCTCATAAATCGGAACTGAATGACAAATTTGAAAGT